GAGAGCACTGTCCGATGCTGCACTCAAAACGGGATCAGAGGCGGTTCAGCTACTGTCCACTTTCCGATCTGGCATCAGGAAATACAAGACATCCTTGTTCTCAAAAACAACAAAGGAACAGAAGACAACCGAGTCAGAAAACTCGACTACAGTATCCAATTAAGTGCTTTATTTTATCAACGATTTATTGACAGTGAGGAAATTACATTATTTTCTCCTCATGATGTGCCAGGGTTGTATGATAGTTTTGGTACTGAGTCTTTTGATGAACTATACGTGAAGTATGAAAATGATGAATCAATACCAAAGACTCGTGTAAGTGCACAAGAACTTATACTAGATCTCTTAAAGGAAAGAGCAGAGACTGGTAGGATCTATATTATGAATATAGATCATTGTAATTCTCATTCTTCTTTTCAAGAAAAGGTTGAGATGAGTAATCTATGTCAAGAAATCACACTACCAACCAAACCATTACAACATATTGATGGAGATGGTGAAATAGCATTGTGTATATTGTCTGCTATTAACGTTGGAAAATTAAGAGATCTTTCTGACTTTGAAACTTTATGTGATCTTAGCGTTAGAGCTCTTGATGAACTCATTGATTTTCAGGGATATCCTGTTAAAGCAGCAGAAATTGCTACAAGAGCACGTAGAAGTCTTGGAGTAGGTTTTATTGGTCTAGCACATTATCTTGCTAAACAAGGTGTAAAATATAATCAACCAGAGGCATGGCAATTGGTTCATGATTTAACTGAAGCATTTCAGTATTATCTTATTAAATCTTCTGTAAACCTTGCAAAAGAAAAGGGTGCTTGTGAGTATTCTGATAGAACTAAGTATGCTCAAGGCATTCTTCCGATTGATACTTATAAAAAAGATGTTGATAATATTGTTCCTAATAAATTAAATTATGATTGGGAATTACTTAGAGAGGAAGTAAAGCAGTATGGTATTCGTAATAGCACATTATCTGCTCAGATGCCTTCAGAATCTTCTTCAGTCGTTGGTAATGCAACAAATGGTATAGAACCTCCTAGAGGATATCTTTCAGTTAAAAAATCTAAAAAAGGACCTCTTAAACAAATCGTACCTCAATATGGATCTCTTAAAAATAATTATACGTTACTTTGGGACATGCCTAACAATACTGGTTATATTAATGTGGTTGCAGTTATGCAGAAATTCTTTGACCAAGCGATTAGTGGAAACTGGAGTTATAACCCAGAGCATTACGAAAATTCTGAAGTTCCTGTTAGTGTAATGGCACAAGATCTTTTAACTACATATAAGTACGGTTGGAAGACATCTTACTATCAAAATACATATGATGTAAAAACTGATGAAATAGAAATTTCAGTTCCTACTGGTGAAGAAGAAGTTGGTATTCAAGGACATACTCAATTACAATCGTTAGTTAATGATATAATGACTTCTGATGAGGAAGCTTGTGAAAGTTGTTCAATTTAAGAAAAAGAGTTATCAATACAAGAATGACCGATGTTAAATCTATGACTGTCTTTAATACTGAAGAAGTCAACACTAAAAAACAACCAATGTTTTTTGGTAAACCTTTAGGAGTTCAAAGATATGATACTTATAAGTATCCTGCATTTGAAAACTTAACTAAATCTCAATTAGGATACTTTTGGAGACCAGAAGAAGTTTCTTTACAAAAGGATAGAGGAGATTATCAACAGCTGCGTCCAGAACAAAAACATATATTTACTTCTAACTTAAAGTATCAAACGATGCTTGATAGTGTTCAGGGTCGTGCACCTGGTATGGCTTTTGCCCCATACTGTTCTCTCCCTGAGTTAGAGGGATGTATGAATGTATGGCAACTTATGGAGATGATCCATAGTCGTTCATATACATATATTATTAAGAACATCTATCCAGATCCTGCAGAAGTATTTGATACTATTCTTAGAGATGATAAGATTCTAGAACGTGCTGCTAGTGTTACTAGTGCATATGATAATTTTATTAATTATGCACATGAGTGGGATCAAAGTAACAATTGGAAACCAGAATGGAAAGATCATATCAATGCAGAATGGACACGTAAGGATCTTAAAAAACATTTATATAGGGCAGTTGCAAATGTCAATATACTCGAAGGTATACGTTTTTACGTTAGTTTTGCTTGCAGTTTTGCATTTGGGGAACTTAAACTTATGGAGGGATCTGCTAAGATTATCTCCCTCATTGCCAGAGACGAGAATCAACATCTTGCAATCACCCAAAACATTTTAAATAATTGGAGAAAGGGTGATGATCCAGAAATGATTGAAATAGTTAAGGAGGAAGAACCTTGGTTGATTGAAGCATTTAAGAGCACTGTAGATGAAGAGAAGAAATGGGCAGAATATTTATTTAAAGATGGATCTATGATTGGATTGAATGATAAACTACTTCATCGTTATGTTGAATGGGTTGCCAATCGTAGAATGAGATCAATCGGACTTAAACCAGTTTATGACGTACCTGCACGAAATAATCCACTCCCTTGGACAGAACATTGGATCAGTTCTAAGGGTCTTCAAGTGGCACCACAAGAAACAGAAGTTGAATCCTATATTGTCGGAGGAATCAAACAAGACGTTGATAAAAACTCCTTCTCAGGATTTAAATTATAGTTTGGAAGATTGTTATGAAGCATACAAAGAATCTCCCTGTGACAACTGGGACGACTTCGCAGGTGGATAGAAAATTTATTTTTGATGTTGATGGAACACTTACTCCCAGTAGGAAACAGATAGATATAAAATTTTGGTCTTTCTTTTTAAAATTTTGTTGTGGTAATGATGTTTATCTTGTTACTGGAAGTGATAGAGAGAAGACTGTAGATCAATTAGGATTGGATATATGTTATAGGGCTAAAAGAGTATACAATTGTTCTGGTTGTGATGTGTATGAAAGGGATGTGAATATCTATAGAGATACATGGAAACCATCTGATGAAGTAAGACAATTTTTACAAGATGAATTAGATTATAGTCAGTTTAAAATAAGAACTGATCCTCATATAGAAGAGAGACCAGGCTGTATAAACTTTAGTATATTAGGTAGAGGTGCTAATTGGGAAGAAAGAGAAACATATATTCAATGGGATAAGGATGAGCATGAGAGAGAAATGATCGCTATAAGATTTAATGAAAGGTTTTCTAATTTATCTGCTACTGTAGGTGGTCAGACAGGACTTGATATTGCACCATTTGGTAGAGATAAGAGTCAAATATTAAGAGATTTTAGTGAGAATGATGAGTTACATTTCTTTGGTGATAGAATGGAGAAAGGGGGAAATGACTATTCTCTAGCAGAAGCAGTAAAAAAAAGAGGTGGATTTACATATAAAGTCAATACATATAAAGATACAATGAACATACTAAATAGAATTTAGAAAAATAAAAATCATGAAATGGAATCGAATGGTGAAAAACATTATGAAAATCCCTGGTACTACAAAGGTACAGCTTTCACTTCTGATGATATTGGCAATTTCTTCGGTTACGTCTACCTCATTACTAATAACACAACAGGCAAAAAGTACATCGGTAGAAAATATTTCGTGCAAAAGAGGAAACCCAAAGGTGGAAAACGTAGAGTCACCTCGGAGTCCGATTGGAAAAAGTATTATGGATCTAGCCCCGAACTAAAGGCAGATGTTAAGAAGTATGGAAAATCAAATTTTAAAAGAGAGATTATATCCTTACACGAAACTCTTGGAAAAGTGAACTATGAAGAGACAAAACAATTATTTTTAAATAATGTTTTAATTGAAGCACTTGACGATGGGACTCCTGCATACTATAATAGCAATATTCTCGGAAGGTATATGCGAAAGGATTATGGAAACTTTTCAAAAAACACTTAATCATACGCATGATTGGGCACTTGATAGAATAGAAGTTTTGTCTACTAAATCAATTCATGATCGTGATTTTGATTTATTTCAAGACTCTAATGCTTTAGCACAAGAGTTTTATGAATGGGTAAATCCAGAAATTAATGATCAGGAAATAGTCTCATTAGAATATATTGGTGAAGGGAGTAAATATGACTGAAGATGACTATTCTGATGAAAAATTAAAGTTCAGAAAACAAGTATTGACAATCTTAATGAAAAATTTTGATAATAATAAAGTGATATATGCTTGTGCTGATGACTGGTGTAAAAATCAAGTAACTACTAATGGGCTTGTAAATTATTGTAAGGCATATTATAATAGTTTTGCTAAATAGATTATTCGAATAAAAAAAATGCAAAAAATAGTAAATGGAATCGCTATTGCAAGTGGTATTGTATCTCTCACCGTTATTGGTCTTGGCGGTTACGTATTCATTCGCAAGGATGCGATTATCGATAGCGTCAAAGGTAAAGTAATGGAAGCAGTTTCCGATAAACTCGGTGGTCTTGGAGATTTAGGTGGAGGTGGGTTAGGTTTACCCTCACCTTCTAACCCTATCGCAGCACCTACTGAATCTACAGCACCAATACCTACTCCTCCAGTCCAATTTTAATAAGATATTAAGGGTGCTATATAGAAATAGTAATCCTTAATTATATGGCAAAGGAAGAAGTAAAAGAAGAAAAACTAGATTCACCAGAAATTTCTGAAGAAGTTAAAGAAGAGGTGAAGGAAGAAAAACCTAAAGGTGTGTTAGGAAAAATGGCTGATGCTATTGTTCCTGATCATGACGAACAACTAGCATTTATATCAACTTTTGTGAGACTTGGTATTCTTGTGTGGTCTGGAGGAATATTGACTTTAAATTATGTTGCTATTCCAAATTTCCCACAGAAAAATATCGATCCAACTTTCATAGCTTCGGTCTTCACAGGAGTTTTAGCTACCTTTGGAGTCCAGACTGCTAAGAATAAGCAGAATAGTAGTGGAGCAAAACCTACTCCTTCAATATCTAAAAAAGATATGGAGATGTTAATTGAAAAAGCATCTCAGACTGCACCTGCTCAAGTTGTTAGAATCGAACAGGCACCTCTTAACATAACTGCTAATGCACAATCACCTAAATCAGGGAACAAAGCGTAATTTGATACCCTAACAGTGTTAGTATGTCCACACTGAACTGAGCAAAATTACTCAATCTGTGCTATAAATATTTTGTAGTATGGGATTGAAAGATCATGCCCCTAACACAACAGAGACATTACACTGTAGGTTATCACGATCTACAACATAACCATTATGAGATATGTGAGTATGCCATGAGTGCATACGATGCAATAGAACATTCAAAAGAGGATGTGCCTTTTCTACAGGCACATCCTCATTTTGTTGATTACTGCAACAACGAGGAGGTTGATAACATCTATCGTTTAATGGCTGCAGGTATCCCAATGGGACATTAAAAAGGAGGATTAATGAAACACTTTATTCATTGGACTAATAGATGTATGGTAGTAGGATTACTTTTAGTATCTTGCATCTTTTTAGGTGGAAAAGCATATGCTGCTGAGATTACAATGGGTTCGGGAGGTAATCTAATATTTGAACCAAATGAAATCACTATAAGTGCTGGTGATACAGTCACGTTTACAAACGGTGAATTACCACCACATAATATGGTAGTTAAAGATCACCCCGAACTATCACACACTGATCTGGCTTTTATGGGTGGGGAAAGTTTCGAGGTTACTTTCCCAGAATCTGGAGACTATGAGTTCCAGTGCGACCCTCATGCAGGTGCAGGTATGACTGGTATTATACACGTTGAATGAGGTAGTTTGGTCTATAAATATTATGCTTGCCTTGCTTTTAGTAGGAGTAGGTGTTACAATATATTGGATTTTTAAATACGATGATTGGTATCCTAATCCCATTACTGTTCATACCGACTCCAGTGAAAGCACACATGGGTCATCCGTTTCCAACGGGGGAATGGATACAGAAGATGAGAGACCATGAATCAAAAAGAAAACGTATTCCCATTGATGAGATGCTAAATAATACACTTATGGAGTACGAATATGGGTGTAATGATTCCACCGAGTCGGAAGAGTTGTTACAACTTCCGTGTAACGAAGATAGACAAGGTTCTTGATGGTGATACTATCGATGTTACTATTGATCTCGGTTTTGATCTATACAAGAAAGAAAGAGTTAGAATTGCAGGAGTTGATACGCCAGAGAAAAGAACAAGAAACTTGGAAGAAAAGGAGTTAGGAATAGATGCTACCAACTGGCTTAAAGAAAAATTGGAAAGCACACTTGCTGGCGATGATCAGCTTTTTATTCGTACTGAGCTTGTGGGGGGCGTTGGGAAGTACGGACGGTTATTGGGGTGGTGTTATATCGGGGATGCAGAAGTGTCACTCAACGAACAAATGATCACCGAAGGATATGCATGGGCATATGATGGTGGCACAAAGAAAAAAGACTTTGAGGAACTCAGAGAAATCCGTAGATCACTTGGTACATTAATTGAAGCATAATAGTAGAAAGACACAAGTCATCAATCTGATTAGATTTGTCATCTTTTTTCAGTTGACAATAGTAGGAGCAACTATAGTTGGTTGCTTTGTTGCTAAGTCGAATAAATGTGTAGAGGCAGACAAGCAACACATTGCCAACATGATGACTGTTATAACTACTTCTACATTCGCACTTTACGCAGCAGAAAAATGAAGAACATTCCAATACCAGTACTCACATTCTTGGCAGCACAGTTAGGTGCAGCAGTTTGGTGGGGTGCTCAGATAGATCACAAGGTAAGACTTGTGGAGGAGAATCGTAGATACATCCAAGAGGTTGTCATTCCATCTTATGAGATTAGTGATAATTGGAATAATCCACACTATAATAATTGGTTGAAAGCAGGTGGTTGGAAAGACTGATGGATATACAAAAGGTTGCTGTAGGTGTATGTGCTGTTGGAACTGCCTGTGTAGTCGGTGGTAATGCTGTAGTTGATCAGGTCACTAATGGATCTGAGAAGAGAAGAGATGCTACTGTTGAAGCAATTGTTGAGGAACTTAAACCTTTTATCAAAGAGCAGATTAGATTGAGTTTTCCATCATCCACTGGTGGGGTGATGACATTGCAGAATCCTCAACTTGATTATAGGAAAGAAGTAAATGGATCCAATCGAAA